AAGGCGGAAGTAAGGGTACTTTTTGAGATTCAGAGCAAAAACGGCCGCGACATATCCGATATTTCGGAATTTAACGGTAAATTTGCCCCCGAAGACCAGCGGGAAGTATTATTTACTAACGGCACCCGGTTTAAGATAGTGAAGCACGAAATTTCCGGGCAAGAAGTACGCATAACACTTGTAGAGCTATGACAGAAGTAAAAGAAATAGATAAGTGGCCCGATAACGACAAATGGGCGAAGGCCCGTAAGGATTGGGACGCAATGCCTAACGATAAAAAGGAAGCGTACCGGCAGGAACACGCGGCCGCTATTGACCGTTGGGAAGCAGAAACCGACGCTATGGCGGAAGACGACGATACAGAAGAAAAGAAGAAGGAGGAGTAGCACCGCGCTACTCCTTCCTTATTTTTCCCGAATTTCGATTTTGCGGCCTTCAATTCCGTAGGGATATAGACCGGTACCCGACAAATGAGATAAACGGAAATAGGGCCATTTCTGAACGAATTTAAGAATATAAGTCTTCTACTTGGTTATGTAAATTGTTAAGACCTTCGAAACATTCCGAATAATTGGACGCAGTCGTATCTACAAATCCGCGTAGGCTTTCAATTTGCGAAAACATTATTTCCGTTTCTTCGGTTTTTGTATCTTCCGTAATAAGTTCATTTATAACAATCTTATAGCGGTCGAAACTTGTTTTGGCAAGTCCGTATAGCAGTTCGTTATAACGGCATTTTACTTTGTCTAACATAGACTTTGCGCCACCAACCATTAGCCAAGGG